CTGAGAGTTTACAAGCGGAATCAATTTACTAGCCCAGTTTTGCAGGGCTTCTGTAGACGACGCAAAGTCGTCCAACAAGCAAATGGCCTGGTTATTATAGCCATCTAAAAATTTACTCTCTTGTTCCGGAACATATACATAGGGACCGGAATTCCCCCTATTGAACTCTCTAACGGCTTCTGAGCCGCAACTTTCTTTAATGAGGACACCTTGAATCACTTTGGATGCCGAAGACTTTCCGACACCCGCTTGTCCCCCTACAAGAATGAAGAGAGGTTCCTGGCGTGTGGAGTTTCCATAAACTCCAAGCTTACCAAGCTCCTCTCTAAGAGCGACAATGCGAATCATCGCATCTCGATATTGAACATAAGCAGGTCCACCAGTTTTGAACCTATTTAAGAGAGACATACCGTATGCCTCTAATGACACCATTTGAGATGCCACACTATGAAGATTAAGTCGCTTTTCATACTGATCTTTTAACTCTAAAAATTTTTTATTTAGGTTTTCAATTTCAATCCACGTCTCACCTTGACACCACGATGTGTCGAACTTCAAACCGAAAATATTATTCACTATCTCAATAGCATCACGAACAAACTCCTGGAATGAACCTAAAGATTCAGAAATATCACTAGCCTTAGAAACTTGAATTTTAAAAGATTTTACTATCGAATGCACTTTCTCAAACGAACTGGCCTCTTCACCAAAGCGAGCACGCAAGTGCCAAAGGGCAAAACAAGACAAACCAAAACGATAGCACGTAGAAAAATTAAACGAAAACTGGGTCACTTCTTTACCAAAACCAACAAAACTCTTAATACTATCAAACCATTCAATAAAGATAGGCTCGACAGTATTCATCGCAAAAAACAGAGAAATTAAAGCAATACTACTGATAATTTGAACACGAGATAAAAATGGTAAAACTAAGACAAAAACTAAAAGCAAAACAGGGGTTAGCGATTTAGAATCAAGACCAAAAAGGACTTTAAACTCACCATCACGAGCCGTCTGTGCAAGCGCCTTTAAAGATTGTCCGACTTCCTCTTCCTTAAGGAAGTTAACA